GTACCATAAGATCTACGTATCTCACGTAAATCTTCAAAGTTTTTTTGTTTTGTGCCACCATCATATGACCAAGCATAACCCTCAGTGATCATTTGCTCATTGAGAGAGAGGTTGCTATCCCCAATGTATAACCAGCCAAGAAGACGGCCGTACTTCCCGACACCGCCATCCAACTCAGTGCGGATAACGAGATCATCATCACCAGCAACAGCACCTTCAAGTTTGTCCTTGAGCCAATTTGTTGCGTCGATTCCGAGTGCTTTTTCTTCAAGATTTCTGGTTCGTTTTTCTGGGGTGTCAACACCTGCAATCCTTACCCTCTCTTTTTTGTATAGATCAAATCCTAGATCTATTGTAACATCAATTGTGTCTCCGTCAAGTACTTTGTTAATTTCGATGACGCGGAAGTTATAACAACTCTTCCGATTCGGTGGGGTCATTGCTCCCATCTTCATACTCCATATCTGCCTTATTTAGATACTTAACCTGTACTTACCTTTACATCGTTACCACTTCTATACAATCTACCAGCAACACCGGGATCGGATGTAGGGAGATTTGCAACATTAATACCACCACTAAACACAGTGTTTACAGCAGTTATATTTAAATCTTTACCTGAAGGACTCTCTATAGATGGAGTGCCACTACCATCTAATTTAATTTCTTTCCCACCAAAAGGTTTTTCTGCCATGATTCTTTTTGATTATTTATGTTGATATATTCAATGGGCCTTTTATTGTTAGTGGGCCTACAGTTGTTTGTTGATCTAACTCAGTGGGTGCATCCCATAAGATTTTTCTATCACCACCATGTAGACTACGATAAGTATTCCAATCTGTAGATTCAGGATCTGTTGGTTCTAATCCTTGTTCAAAATTATCTGCTGATTGATTTGTCACACTATTCTTTAACCAATTTTTCATATCAGACCAAATCCAATCACGATTATATTGAAGTTTTGTTGCCATTAGTCCTGTGGCAACTGGACATGCTGAACTAGTACCACCAAAAAATCCAAATTTTGAATCAATAGAAGTTTGACCGTTGTAAATATAGTTTCTATCATAGTTGTGAGCAAAATAATTATGTCCTGCACCCCAACTATTATTACCAATAGTGTAAAGATCAATACCATCACCACAATTACTATAAACTGCTTTATGTTCTCTTCCAACTGAGTTACCATTTGAATCTGTGGTAGTACCTGCATCAAGTGCACCAATACTAAAGGCTCGATAAACATCTTTTCCACCCACTTCTACTCTCCCAATACTTGTAGGACTTCCCGGCCGATGTAACATATATCCATTTGCCTCTGCTTGAGCAAGAGTTGTATAAGAGTATCCATAATAATTATTGTAATCTGGATGACCATCAAGAACCAATTTTTGATTATTATTACCCGATGAATTAACAAAAAATACTCCAGCGTCTATCAACTCTTTTCCGATAGAATGAAACGTAGAACCAATACCTCCAATTTGTCCATATAATTCTGTTCTTCCATAGTAGTAATGATATTTTAAGAATTCAGGAAAAGAACTTGACATATCTACACCATCGTTTCCATTACCAGATTTTCTATGAAAGTAATAACTTTGAATAATACTCCACATAGATCCCCAACTATTACTTGTGATTGTAGGATTTTTTGTATTATCTGAAGTACGATTTGGTTTATTCTGATGAAAAACTTTCATTATCCTCAAATAATTAGTCGAAGTTTGGTTTCCGGAATCCCAAATAATATTTAAATGCCATTTATTAGCATTATAAGCCCACCCACATGTTTTTCCATATGCTTGTGACATACAAGGAGTAGCATGAGTGCCACCTGAAGTATGAAATGCAGTATTACTTCCATTACTTTTTGCTCTAGTTGCAGCAGTATTAATTGAAATTGTTCCAAAATCTTGATCACTTCCCACGGTTGCTGTTCCACCTCTATCCGTGCTTACATACTTTGCTGAACGATACGTTGTACTTTCATTTCTCCACCAGTCTTTTGCCACCTGTTCATTAGGAACCTTCGTGCCATCCCATCTTGTGACCAATCTAGCTCCGGGATTTGCCTCAAAAAAATCTGGATCTAAGTAGTAAGGTGAATCTAAAAGTAAATCTAAAACTCCACATATTCCTGTGGTTGCAGAGGTTGAAAATCCTGCTCTTAATACACTTCCTTGAATATAATTTTGAGGTTCACCTTTACCTGTTTTAACAAACTCTACATGCCCATACCATGCAGATGAATCACCTACAATCACATCAACATCAGTACCATCACCCAATTGTTCAGGATCAATATTAAGAGTTCTACATGATGAATCTCTTGTACTAAAAGGATCTAAAAATTTAGTATGTCTAGTGACTTGTGGCCCAGTTCTACCTTCATAAGCGGATGATACATCTGGATTACTAGTCGGTGAAGGAATAAAACTTCTACCAACATCATTAGTAGTACAAAGTGTTCTACCATTTATAACATTTTTTCCATATCTAGGAGTTTGAGTTAGAACATGTGGTCTTTCATATAATCCATTATAAGTCCCTGCATAATATGATTCATCTATCGATACATCAGCAACTTTAGGATGTTTTTTTAATTCTTCAGCCTCGGTATCTGTCAGTTCAAATGAACCTACAGTTGGTGTTGATTTAGATTCATCACAACAATCTACATGATGAGTTGGTACATGACTCTCAGTGCTATTTTCTTGACATAAACAATCATGTATATGATTCCAATCATCTCCATTACTAGATGCCACTGCATAATGTTTTTTTCCGGTTCCTTCTGGGACAAAAAGTAATCCGTCTTGTGTTGCAACTTCTAATCTTTTCTCATGAAATTCTTTTTCTTCTTGTTCAACTTGTTCAAGTGTAAGTGGTGAATCAGTTGATATCATTTAAATTACCTGTTTGATAGATTTAATTGTGATTGATCCGCTAACTCCTGTCTCTGGTGTTGCTTTAATCCTAACATTACCACCACTTAAATCAGCAGAGAAATCAATTAATTTACTACCACTATACATGACTGCATATTGATTGAAATGAACTGCAGATCCATTATCCATGACTAATAATTTTTGTGCTTGAATATTTGTTCCTGATGTGACATGAAAAGTAAACTCTGTGCAATCTGCAGATCCTACAGCATAAGTTTCTATAACCTGTGCTGTGCCAGCTGATCCTGTAAATGTAGTTGATTGTGAAGTTACACCACCAGATGCAACTAAATCTATAGTGCCATCTGAGTCTTGATAAGTTGCTGTAATATTTGTCTCAGTATTACCTGAAAACATTGCACCAACTATATCCTGTACTTGTTCAGTTGTTAATGTCGATCCACCAGTAGATGCAAATGTAATTGTATCACTACTATCGTTTGTGGTGATGGTCATATTACTGCCAGCAACCAATGTGAGTGTATCTGTTGTTGAATCAGCAACTACATTATTTTGACCACTAACTGCAATAGTTGAAAATACATTTTGTGATCCACCGCCACCACCAGTAGATGCAAAAGTAATTGAATCACCACTTGCATTTGTGGTGATTTGCATGTTGCTACCAGCAACTAATGTAAGTGTGTCATTTTCACTATCTGCTACAACTGTACTTTGTCCAGAAACTGCAAAATTAGAAAATGAGTTTTGATTTGTAGGTTGATCAACCCAATCCAATACACCAGAGCCGTTTGTTTTTAAAACTTGATCTGCGTTACCATCTGTATTTGGAAGAGTTAAAGTATAATTTGCAGCTGCACTATGAGGTGGGCCTTGTATTGTAATTCCATGAGTATTAACTTCACAATTTAATTTAAAACGTCCTGCACCATTACCACCATTACTATTAACACCTTTGAATACAACCGCACCAGTTCCATTAGGTGAGAATTGAATGTTGCCATTGGAAGTAGAAACAATATCTCTCCCATTTACATCAAGATCTCCTCCCAGCTGCGGGCTGGTGTCCTCAACCACATTAGATATTCCACTACCACCACCTCCTCCAGAGGCATCTGCACCTTCCCATTTTCCTTTTGTTGAATTATATCTTAAATACTTTCCATTTACTTGTGCAGTTGATCTTTCTACATCATCCAAATCTGTAATTAATACAGCACCACCGCCACCTAGACTTGATAGTTGTCTCTGTATTCGATTTAAGAATACTCTGTAATGTTCTTGAAACTCATCAAGATTTACAAACTTCTTGTTTAATGGTGTCAGAACATCACTATTGTTTACATCAGGTGGCTCATTATAACTCTCTGTAAGATTTTGTATCTGTGTCTTTGTGATTGTATCAACTTTCTCTTCTAACTTTTTAAAATTTTCTGTTACGTTACCTGATAATATACCCTCTAGTTCTGATAGAACCTCTTCCTTCAATACATTTATCTTACCACCCTCTACTAATTTAAGATTCTTCTGCCTCTTTTCAATTATTGTGACTTCAGTATTTAAAGATACATGAGACTTTTTAAGTTCATCTACCTTAGATGAGAACTGCTCATCAAGTGTTTTTATCTTATCATTAAATTTTTCAACTAACTTTGTATATTCATTACTTAAAAAATTTAGATTCTTATCAACTACCTCTGATAGACCATAGTTAAGTGAGCTTGAAACATTATCAACTTGTCTTCTAAGTTCCTCTATCTTATTATGATTCCAACTATACTGTGTGAATTCTTGTTTTATTTCATCTATATTCTCACTAACATCCGTTGAAGACTCCTTTTCAGGTTCTCCATCCTTACTGAATAATTCACCGGGTTTCCTTAATGCCACTTCTTTCCTCTATTATAAAGCAAATACTAACTTATTTATATTCCTGCATATACTTCTCTATTGCAGAACCCACAGAATCATCCGGTTGAGTTTTTGTTTTCTCTACTTGACCTTGTTTTAAATACTCAATCGCATGATATACACGATCCCATTGAGATCTCTCTACCTCTAATTCAAATGCTTCAGCTGGTGGATAAGTAATTGGTGCGGTTCCACATGCTGAGAATATAAAGATAGAACAACTTATAAGAAATTTATTCATTAGTTACTTTCAATTTTTTTAAGTATTCAATCCACCAATCAGGATCCTTTTTCATTTTCCAATTTGGTACTTCCATACCTCTCTCAGAATACCACTCAAATATAATACTGTCAATCTTCTGAGATATTCCAATACTCCTCTTCCTGCTCGTCAACGTCTGCATACGCATCTGCCAAATACGGGCCGTGTGGTCTGAGAGATTCTTTTTTAACATACGTAGATTCAGCATTTGTCGCGGATAACCATACTGCGAGTTTCATTATAACATAGATGATTGCAAGGGGAAGAAAGCAAGCAGCAAGAACAACTGTGTTCATTTTTATTTGTATATAGTAATGTGTGTGAGTCCGTACATTAGTGCGTATATTTACCTATGTGCTATTATAAATACATACGTACTGGAGTTGAAAAGCATCATGTCCCACTACACACTCGGTTGGCACGACCAAAAAAACGAACATCACGAAATAGGTGAATATGCGGATGACGCATTTGAAGCAGCAAGAAATGCAAGAGAGGATGTTCCATATCTACACGAACATCCTTTTTCTTTGGATACAATTACTAAGGTAGAATAATGAAAGACTTACCAATTAAATCTGCAAGTATACTATTTGCAACGATCACCATAGCAGTCATTGCTTCTATTAACTTTGCTTATGTTTAATGAGTATTGGATAAGGTAAGTAACCATAATCCTAATACAAAGAAAAACCAAATATTAACCGAAGAGGCTATTGATCCTGTGTTGATCCATAGTCTTTTTTTTAATTTAAGTTTCATACTTTTGCCCTTTCATTTCTAGCAGTTGTAAGAAGAAAATAACCACCAAGTATAAGCACAAGGGGAACAGTTATAACATGCATCGAAATCATCATCTGGAGATCAGTCATTCCTGTAGGACTTACAGTTACTGAATCTGACCAAGTTCCTGCTAATTGCCAAACTTGTGGGTTTGATAGGAAAATCATAAAAAAAATTTTAGTTCTATACTATATCTAGTCTATACCTTGAGCATAGTCAAGTGCTTTACGGGCAGTTTGTAACATTTTGACCTTATTGTAGTCTTTTGCATACGGAACAGTCAGAGCAAATCCAAGAAGATCTCCTTCTGGATTATCAGGAATACCAACTGGTTGAACATAGAATATACCTGCGTGTGCTACACACTTCCATCCTATGTCAACAAATCCAAGATCCCTGAGTGCACACTCTAATTTTAAAGAATGACATGCATCAAGTAATTGCATTAGCAATCTCTACTCATACTCTCTGCCATAGTTCCACCGATATCCGCACCTTGATTACCACTAAACATTGTTACCCAACCAGCAGCCACCCAGCCAATAAAAGGAATGTTAGTAAGGGAAGGAGCAACACTAGCACCCACACTAGACCCAACCACACGTCCTGTGCCTTCTCCTGATCCGATTGCTTTGATACAAGCGATTGTTTTGTCGCTTGGTTTGTTTCCTTGTCCTTGAGCAGACGGGTCAATCCATGCTGTTGGGGTTGATACTGGCCCACCGTGATGTTCTGAACCATCCATCGTGTATTCAACAACTCTTTCCACTTTGTTGTTACCCAATCCAAGAAACCCGGCCTTCTTGTTTACCTCCTCTGTGGTAATCATGACCTTTGGATCATTCGCACTATAACTTATCTTATATCCATCTTTATCAACTGATGCCACATATGATGTATATGGGCCTACAGGAATGTTCAATGATGGTAACTTACTTTCTCTATTTGCAAGCATACCTATCATACCAATATGAGACAATCCGAAGACTGTCCCTAAACTAATACCAATCCACTTATTCATAAAACCTCCAAGTTATTAATCTTTTTTATTTGGAACTATCTGTACTGGTGCTTGTTCAATACGTATGGTTTGTGCAGGTGCAGTCTGTGATGCTGCTGCGATAAGTTTCTCCATATCACCTTTACTTACACCACCATTAGAACCACCTTGTGCTCCTCTCTTAGACGTAGTGACACCAAACGTGGCCAAAACTCCTGTGAAAACCGAAGCTATAAATGTCGGATCCAGATCTTGCTTTGGAATCTTAAGTGCCGGTGGCAACTCGACGTATGCCAATGTTAATATTGCTCCACTCCATACCAAAATACCTAAACGAACAAAAGTAGAGAGGATCATCATTTGTTCTTCTTTATCTTCAGCATGTTCTTTTAACTTACTGAAGAAACCCTTCTTTTCCTCTTTTGCTTCTACTTTTTGTTCGTCTTTTTTCTTTTCATCTGCCATAAGACTTTTGTATCTAATCTATATAGCAGACTTTTATTTAAAACTTAGGTATACCAAATCCTGCATCAGGAGCAGCCTGTGTTGGTGCATCAGCAGATGGTAGTGATGGCAATGCATCTGCTCCGATTCCACCCACAACACCTCCAAGTGCTCCTCCACCAATTTGTTTTAGTGCCTCAGTTTTAACCTTTTCGATGATAGCATCTTTATTGAGATATACAACCCCAACAGCACCAACGACGGTGAGAGATACAACACCACTAAGAATAGCGATTCCATTGATTAGTTTTTGCATTTGTTTGTTTTAGTCTCCAAAGTAACTTAAAAAGAATTTGATGATACCATCACAGTTAAGATTACCCTGTGATACCCATCTATCTGCACATTCATACAGAACATAGTTTTGATATTTCGGCATTCCGTTTTCTTGTGTTTGACCACCAAACTGATTCAAAAGAATCTTTAATGCCTCCTGACGTAATAGCATTCGTGAAGGTTCATACCTTCCATAACTACTTGTCATACTCGCTTCCCTCCCCTATGTAAACTAAGGAAATGATTTCATGATCAGGATCATTTGCTTCAATCCACTCCTCGAACTCTTTATATATTGCATTTTTATCAGCAACAGGTTCAACTTCTTTAAGTCTTGTTAACGACCAAAGCCTAGTTTTGTGAAGTGTTTGATTCAAAGTTTCCATAATCTTTACGCATATAGCGACCAAGTATATTGCTATTATAGTACTTTGGTGTCCCGTCGTCAAGTGCTTCCATTAACACATTGTTAATGAATAGTTGCTTAGTCTCCTCATAATTAACTTTACCAAGTGTAGTATGCAAAGATATTATTTCTCTTCTGAAAGCACCTCTACCAAGGCACTTAATATCCTGTTTAAGTTCCTCAGAGCTTCCAAAGTATCGTTTCCAGTCTGACTCCGACGTAACCTTTCTTTTGCCACCTCTCGGTTTTCTCTTCTGCACGAAGTATTTTCTTCCGATGTAGGACTTCCCGTTGGTGGTATTGGTGATGCGATAGACGAACCCATAATACTCCCCGATATCATCAGAGGTAAAAGGACGACCTTCATAAATCCACGGATTTTCATAATCAACTATTTTATCAGTCATTTAATTATAACATCACAATTCTATGTAGTCAATAAAAAAGAGGGTTATCCACCCTCTTGTGTCCATTCGCATTCTAACCATTCATATGGATCTAATTTACCTCCAAACAGTTTATCATTATGTTTTGCGGAATCAAGGTAAGCTTGTATGCTTGCCTCTACTTCATCATAGTTTGAATCCTGAGAATGAATCTTCCTTAACATCTTGTTTAATGCCTCCTACGACGTAACTTTCGACTTCTGTTTCTTGTGGTGCAACTTGCAACCCTTTTGAAGAAATCCAGTGTGTTGTCCAAGGTAATGGATTGTTTCTCATAGCAATGTCATAAATTGGATTTAATCCAACTGCTTTCATTCTTTTATTTGCAGTCCATTCAACGTACTGTGCTAGTAGTTTTTCGTTTAGACCAATCATAGAACCATCCTTGAACAAATATTCTGCCCAGTATTTCTCCTGATTGACAGCATTTTCAAATGCTTTTTGGAACCATGGCTCCTCCTCTTTATAGATTTTTTTCATTTCTGGATCATCACCATCTCTCCAATGTTTGAGAATACTTTGTGTGATGACTAAATGTTGGTTCTCGTCTCTGGCGATGAGAGACACGATTTTTGCCGATCCTTCCATGAGCTTAAGTTCGCCAAAAGCAAACGAGCATGCGAAGGAGACATAGAACCTAATTCCTTCCAGAATGTTGACGTTCGCAACTGCCCGGAAGAGTTTTCGTTTGAGTTCATACCTTGTGTAATCTGATACATAAGAACCTCTGTGCCCATCTTTCCACAAATTACTTGTGTCATATTCATGTGCATCATTGATAAAGTCATCATATGCCTCAGTGACACTCTGTGCCCTTTCCAGTATGCGATCATCTGTAAGGATAGTGTCGAAGATGTCAGAGGGGTTAGAATAGACATTCTTGATGATATAAGTATAGGATCTACTATGGATCATCTCCATAAACTCCCATACCTTCATACATCCTTCTAACTCTGGAAGTGAGCAATATGGAGCAAATGCCATACCTGGCCCTCTTCCTTGAACAGAATCTAACATCACTTGATATTTCAAGTTAGACGTAAAGATGTGTTTCTGTTCTGGACGAAGTGTTTGATAATCACTTCTATCTTTCTGGAGTGATACCTCTTCTGGTCTCCAGAAATATCCTAGTTGTTGAGTTGTAAGTTTCTCAAAAACTGGATACTTGTAATTATCATATCTTTGAACTCCAAGTGGAGCACCAAAGAACATTGGTTGTTTAGTTGTATCAACAATTTGTGAGTTGAATACAGTCATCTCGGTGACTGGTTTTGCTTTTGTTGTTTCCACGTTAGTCTTAAAGTTTACAAGACTCACAATCTTCTTCCTCCGTAAGAATACTAGTAACTAGTTCATTGAGATCAGGTTTTTCTTCCTCAATCTCATCTGTTTTGATGTCGTAGGTATTTTGATAATAGCTGGTCTTCCAACCATATTTGTATGTGGTTAAAAGATCCTGTGCCATAACAGAAACCGGAACTTCGTTATCTGGGTAGTGTTCTGGATTATAAGACCAATTTCCAGATATGCCTTGGTCAAAGAACTTTTGCATAACAGCAACGACATTGATATATCCCTTATTAGATGTCATATCCCATAAGAGGGTATAGTTATTTTTTAGATGCTGATATCCGGGTACTATTTGCTTGAGTGGCCCTTTCTTTGATTTTTTAATTGACAGGTATCCCCTTGGTGGTTCAATCCCGTTCGTAGCATTTGACACTACGGAACTGCTCTCCGATGGCATTTGTGCTGACAGAGTGGAGTTCCTTACTCCATATTCTTTTACTTGATT